GCATCCCATGGGCAAGCACCCGCCGGGGCGACTGAGCCTACCGAGCAGCAGATTCTGGAAGCGGCTGAAAAGGCCGGGCTGTGGCCCAACACCGTGCATTCTTGGATTCCAGCTTTCCACCGCTACCACAAAGAGCTTGCACAGGCACAGCCCTCCACCACGCCCCAGTCAGACCCATTGCAGCCCTTAGTAGCCCTGCAAGAGAAGGCAGGGATGTATGCCGATGACTTCGCGCCCCAGGCAGACAGCCAGCCAGCGCCAGCCACCCAGCAAGCGCCTCAGCAGCCATGCCCAACATGCGCCGCACTGGCCCGCACAGTGATGCTGGATCAGGTCAGCTTTGACCGCAAGCCGGATTGCTACGGCATACGCCAAATCACTGACGACGACGGCGTCGAAGAATGGGAGGACATTCGCACCAGCCCGGACGTGGCCCGCGAAGAAGCTAACGACATGATGGCGACTGGGCGGGGAGAAATTTACGAAGTAGTGCCACTTTGGACCACCCCGCAGCCCACCCAGGCGCAGGCCGGGGCGGTGCCGCTGACGGATGAGCAGTGCGACGCAATCTATGAAGCGCTGGATAGTTTTGGGCGCGAGGTTGACCACTACGAATTCGGCTTGCCCTACTGCGCAAGTGACGGTGAAACACTTGCCAAGACAGAGGCCAGAGAAGTGATACGACAGGCTGCCCACGGCATCGAAGGAGGCCAGCATGGCGCTGAGTGAACGAGCGGGTGGCCACGATCTGGCTGCACTGATCCGCGCAATGGGCAAGCCATGAGTAACCATCGGCACACCACAGCCGCCTACGGGCGGTTTTCTTTTGGAGGGTCGCCATGAACATCGTTCTCACCGGTGAAGAACTGACGGGCGTCACCGGCTACCGCACGCCCAAGCGGCAGCTTGAAGAACTGCACCGGCAGGGCTTCTACCGCGCCCGCATAGCAGCCACTGGCAATGTGATCTTGGAGCGCGCACACTATGACGCCGTTTGCGCGGGCGCGAAACCAGCGAAGGAGCCAATCGTGAGAAATCCGTTCACACCCAAGTTGAGGCTGGCATGACCGCGCGCCGCGATCTGCCGCCGCGTGTGTACCGCAAGCATGGCGCGTTCTGGCATGTGGCGGCACAGGGCGAAAAGCGCATATGGACGCGGCTATGCCCCATTGCGGACGGCATACCGGCCATGTACCGGGCGCTTGCCGAAATTGAGACGGCAGAGATCCATGCCGACACCATGCCCAAGATGATCGGGGATTGGCTCCGTGACGTGGGCAGTCGGCACAGCGAACGAACGAAGGCCAACGACGCCTACCAGACGCGCGCCATCGCCAAAGCCTTTGCCGAGTTCCGCGCCTGCGACATTCGCCCGCCGCACATCGTGGACTTTTTGAAGCTCCTGCGGGACAAGCCCCGGACGTACAACGCCTACCGGGCGATGCTCAGGGAATTGATGCGGTATGCGGAGGAAAGGGGATTGCGTGAGCCAGGATCGAACCCGGTGGACAGCCTGCGCACTATGACCACCAAGGCCAGGCGCCGGTACATCACCGACTCGGAGCTACGCCGGATCAAAATCGGCATCTGCTACGGCAAGGACGGCAAGCGCACGCCCTCCGGCCCCATGATCTGCTGCCTGGTGGAAATGGCCTACCTGACAGGCCAGCGCGCAAGCGACTTGCTGAGGATGGAATGGTCGGAGATTGGCAAACAGGGCATTCTGTTCCAGCCAGGCAAGACGCTGCACTCGACCGGGGTCGAAGTCCTGATTGGATGGACCCCCCGGCTCGAAAAGCTGGTGGCCCGCCTGCGCGCCTTCCCGAATGCCAACCTGCGCCACGTCTTTTGCAAACAGGACGGCCAGCGGTACACCTATTCCGGGGCGTCCACGGCATGGAAGCGCGGCACCCAGCGGGCGGGGATACCGAACACGCAGTTCCGGGACTTGCGCGCCAAAGCTCTCACGGACGTGGACGAGCGCAGCGGCATCATCGCCGCGCAAAGGATGGGCGCCCACAGCACCCAGGCGCAGACTGCGGCCTACATTCGCAACAAGAAGGCGATCAAGTCAACGGCGACCCGTTAGACGACACATGAAAGAACACATGAGCGAAAAAGTAATTATAGGAACCGCTGAACTGTGGCACGGTGATTGCCGCGAAGTGCTGCCGCTGCTGGGTGCTTTCGACTTGATTTTGACTGACCCGCCGTATGGAATAGGCGAAGCCGCAGGCAAGAACAAGAGCAGGAACCAGCTTGCCAAGGCGCGAGACTACGGCAACGATGAATGGGACAGCGAGCCGCCACCGGCCTGGGTGATTGAACTGATAAGAGCCAAGGCCCAATGGCAAATACTGTTTGGCGGGAACTACTACAACCTGCCGCCTAGTTCGTGCTGGCTTGTATGGGACAAGGACAACAGCGGCGACTTTGCCGACTGTGAACTGGCTTGGACGAATCTGCCAAAAGCCGTCAGGCGATTGGTATGGCGTTGGAACGGAATGCTGCAGCAAGACATGGCAAATAAAGAGGTACGCGAGCACCCCACACAAAAGCCGGTTGCGGTGATGCGTTGGGCGCTCCTGCAGGCGAAAGACGCGCAAGCCGTTTGTGACCCATTCATGGGGAGCGGGACGACTGGCATTGCTTGCGCTCTTGAAGGCCGGGATTTTGTCGGCATAGAGCGCGAGCGCAAATACTTCGATATAGCTTGCGAACGCATAGCCAGGGCGCAGGCACAAGGGCAAATGTTCGCGCCTGAGTCAGCAGCTTTTCCGACTCAACAGGCAATTGAACTTTGACAGTCCGTTAGACACCTGTCTAACAGAAAGCGAAAAGGGCTCCTAACTTGATAGCTAGGAGCCCTTACGTACATTGGTCGGAGCGGCGGGATTCGAACTCGCGACCCTCTGCTCCCAAAGCAGCAATGCAGCCTTTTAAAATCAACAACTTAGCTAACTTTTGTCTAACGGCGGTTGGCTGTTTTGGTGCTATTTTCTATAGCTACAGCCAAACGCGGTTAGACAGATTTTAGACCCTACTTCGGCCAGCTTTCCAGCATCAATCTTGCGTCAGCGGCGTGTCCTTGAGCCTTTCCCGCCATTCCTTCAAAAGCGCCTGCGCACTGATCGAATAGTCCTGTGATGGTTGTTGCATAGTCACGGACGGAGGCGCAGGAAGCGCTGGGCAACTGCACGGTGGTGGCGGCGAGTTGTGCGCGCAGGCCGTCACGCTCAGTACGCAAAACAGCAGCATTGGCAGCTTGAGTTTTTGCCCGTTGTTCAGCAGCTTTGATGGCGTCATCTTTCGTCCTTTGCATTTTGATGGTGTCATCCAGCGCTTTTTGATTCGCACTAGCAATGGCTGCGGCGTGCTGGGCATGGATGTCCGCAATCTGCGCCTCATACCGCCATGCTTGGGTCTGCAAGCCAGCCCCGAATGCGAGCGCACCGGCCACAATCGCCGTGGCAGCGTAGGTATAGAGGCCGGGGATCATCGCCAGCCCTTCCACCAGGTCAGCATCATGTAGATCAGGATGGGGTTCATGTCAGTCCTTTTTCGCACAGGTGTCGTTCAGCAGCGCGGCGTTTGACAAGGCCCGGCAGTTCGCGCCCACCGGCCATTACCCAGCGGCTCAGTTCAGCACATGCCCCCATCAAGTCGCCCGCGTTCGCCTTGCGTGCCAGCGTGCTTTTGCAGAATGCGCCATTGCCAACGTTGAAAGCGAAGCTCAGGAAGGCGGCTTTCTGGTTGTCTGCCAGCGGTGCCTTGATGCAGTCGAGTGCAGCGGTGTGTTTGAGCAAGTCGCCGTAGAGCATGGTTTCGCACTGCTCTTTTGTGTAGCTCTGCCCCATGCGAAGCTCTGGCCCGGTGTGCCCTGTGCACGCCGTTATTTTATTGATCGGGTCGGCATAAGTTCTTAGCACAACGCCCTCGTAATAAACAACTAGCGGGATGACAAGAGCAACGGAAGACGCGCCGATTTTTGCAATAAGTTTTGCCTTAGCATTGTTGCTCATACTCATTGGCTCCTGATATAATCACGCATGGCTAAAAATCCCCGATTGATTGATCTTGCAGGCCTCTCTTTTGGTTCTTGGTCGGTAATTCATCAGGCCGGAAACACCAAAGGCGGAGCCGCGCTTTGGCTCAGCCGATGTAAGTGCGGCAACCAGCGGTCGGTGCTTGGCGCAGACCTCCGTGCTGGCAAGAGCGTCTCGTGTGGATGCGAAGGATCGCGCGCCACTATGGGAAAACGACGCACTACACACGGTAAAACTGGAACGCGCATCTACACGATATTTAAAGGAATGCACGCAAGATGCAGCCACCCGCGCTGGGTCAACCACTACGGGAAAGGGATAACAGTTTGCGACGAGTGGAGTAGCTTTGAAGCATTTCATGCTTGGGCTATGGAGAATGGATATGTTGACCACCTCACAATTGAAAGGGTCGACAACTCGAAAGAGTACAGCCCCAACAATTGCATCTGGGCTGATATGAAAGTTCAGGCCAGGAATAGGAGCATCGTGCGCAGAGCGCCAGACGGCAGGGCGTGGGCTGAAATAGCAGAAGAGCATGGGATTTCTGCGCGAATGTTTAACAACCGACTTCATGCGGGCGGGTGGGATGCTGAAACAGCGGCGACTTGGCCCAAAGGCAAAAGACGTACACAGCGTGAGCGCCTTGAGAATGGGCAATGGGCGCCACAAGCATCTACATGGCGACGGTAACTGCGCAGCACCGTGCCCTCGTACAACATGACTACCGGCAGCACCAGAGCCACAGCGCCAGCGCCGATCTTGGCTGCTAGTCTTTGCCGTGGCGTCATTTAGGGCTGATCCCGCTTTTCATCGCGGTCCAGAATGCCGCGATGGACGCACCGAGACCGACGATGTAGCCCAGCGGCTTTGCCAGCTTGCCGATCATCTCCATCACCCGCATCGCGCCCTTCCAGCTCTCGAACACTTCCAACATATCGGCGGTGTCTGTCTTGATTTCCTTGATGGTCTCGGTGTTCTCGGCCAGTAGCACCTTGGCGCTGGCCTGCTCAATCTGAATCGCGGCGACTGTCTTTACGATCTCGTCCATTCGCTTGTCTCCCGCCCTTAATTCGCGTGCGACGTAGTCGTTAAATTCTTCGGGTGTGCGCGGCATGGTCGATCCCATCAATCGCCCCGGCCAGACGTAAAAAAACCCGCCTGTGCGGGTTGTGCTTTCGCTATGTATTGATTACCCATGGTGCACCCCGTTCGGGTCTATGTTGTCCAGCAGCGCAGTCCACAGCCAGAGCTCAGACCCCGGATAACCGGCCATGGTGGCGAGTGATGCCGCTGCTGGTGGGGATGCTTTGGTTGCCATGAGTGCGGCCCCGTTATTAATTGAAAACCGCGACCCAGACGCTGCCAGGGTCTTGTGCTGTTCCAGCTTGATTGGTTACGGTGAAAGAAAATCCATCAGTTGTTTGGCTCGCTACTGCGTATCCCATAGCCCCGTTGCCACCACGATCTATCGTAACCATTGGTACATAAGCTGCCGATGCCAGCGCAAAACTGAACGTGACTGTATAAGCGCCAACCCCAGTCCTGCTGGTTGTGCACCCATAAGCAAAAGTTGGCGTTCCACTTGCCCCGGCAAATGCGGCAGTAGCTACCGCTTGCCCTCCTTGTGACGGGACTCCAACAGCCCAATCAACAAGACAATTTCCAGTATTTGTGCTGGCTTTAGAGTCACTACTAGCAAAGTAGATAGACCTGTTTGATCCACTATTTGTACAATAAACACCGGACACTGAGACACTATCTCCAAACGCCAGAACTGAGCGACTATTATCCTGCGTTTCAATTGCGCCACCAGTAACGGATAGTCCAATGTTATTGGCTCCAAAATACACACCGATGCCATTCACCCCAGGAACAGTAATGTAGTTCCCAGAAATTGCAGCGCCCATGACAACAGGCGCCCCAAGGCCGCCAAACTCGATTCCGACTGCGTTAGCGTATATCCAATTTCCGTGCGCCAACATAGACGGCACGTTTTGCAGATACATGCCTTTTTGCAAAATAAGATCAATCGTGCAGCCCGTCACGGTCATCAACAGGAACCCGTCTGACTGGATTCCATAATCACCATTTGCCAGTAAACACCCGGTAATCATCAAGCCCTCACCGCGTGTTGCTCCATCTTTTACCGTGATGATTGAGGCGTTGCCGCCGTTGGCAAGCAGGTAGCAGTTTGTGATGAAGTTATTGATGCACTGACCAAACAAACGGATGCCGTTTGTGTTGTTGATCGTGTTAACGCCTTTGAATGTGCTATTGCCAACATAACTCAAATCTAGGCTGTTTAGGCAACCGCGAAAGTAGCAGCGATCCACGTTCACAAAAAACACCCCGGAAACACTTGTCAATGCCGTCCCCGCACACTTGATACCGGCGAATAACTTCGCGTCTGGCGCACCGAGCGCGGTGTATCCGTGAATCTCAAGATTTTCAAAAGATACATTTGCCGTCCCAGCTGGAACCGTAAATCCGTCTGCACCCCACGCACCAATGATTGATGCTTGCTGCTCGTCACCATACAACCTGCTTCCGCTTCTCACCGTGAGCGTGCCGGTAGTTTTGTAATAGTTTGGCGCAGTGCTTGGGAAGAAAACACTCAAGGATGAGTCGAGGGCCAGCTGTATTGCAGCAGTGTCATCTGTAACTCCGTCACCGACAGCGCCAAACCGCTTGACACTCACGCGCTCAAGGTTCACATTGTCTTGTGTCTGGTAAGCATTTGCCCCCACCAGCGATGCGCCAGAGGATGCGGAGAGGTCGCCCCGTAAATGTGCGTCTGCCCCGCTGATGTTGTCCTGTGTCCACTGCGTCACGCCAGCAGCGTTTTTCAACACGAATTTGTACACCACAGCCGGGTCAAGCCACAACACGCACTCGCCCCGTGCGTCGAGCGAGATGGGGTTGGTGTTGGCGATGGTGAGTGCTGAGTCCTGCCAAGTGGTCGCAGGGGTAGTGCTTCCCGCAATGTAGGTGTCCAGCGTGCCGCCGACCATGGGGACGCCATTGGCGGAGAACTGAAATTTCGGGATTGTTGCGATGGTACCTTGGGGCATGGTTTGTAGTTTCTTTTGGACGAAAAAAAACCACCGAGATTGCTCTGGGTGGCGCGTAAAATGACAAAGCCCTGTAACGTTTGCGGCGTTACAGGGCTTCTAATCAATCAGCAATTAAGGTGCTTCATGACTGCAAACAATCTTACCGCAGAGCGGCTTCGCGAATTACTCCACTTTGAACCAAAAACCGGAGTTTTTACATGGCTTCAAAGGCGCGGAAGTATTACTCCCGGCGCCATTGCTGGGACGTTGCATCACGACGGATACAGGCAAATTAAAGCCCTTGGTCGGCTCCACGGGTCACATCGACTTGCATGGCTATATGTGAACGGAAGGTTACCCCTTGGTGATATTGACCATATTGACGGATGTCGCGCCAATAACGCAATAGAGAATCTTCGCGATGTCCCTCGCTCTATCAACCTTCAGAATCAACGCAGGCCGCGATCTGATAACACCCATGGATTTCTGGGGATTACTTTGAATGCCAAAACAAATAAATGGCATGCGCGTATTCAGTGCAGCGGAAAACAGCATAGCCTTGGGTATTTTGATACCCCAGAAAAAGCGCATGATGCCTATTTAATGGCAAAGCGGGCAAAGCATCAAGGATGCACAATTTAAGGGGTTTACTTGGAATTTACTGACTATCTGATCTGGAAAGCCGTCGCCGTGCTCGTGGTTGTGGCGGTGTACGAGTTCTGGAAAGGCTTCACTGGGCGCTGATCGCTGGCGCCGCCCGGTAGGCGAGGCGTGAATTGCCGTTTACCAGCGTTTGCAGCAATGCATTGCTCTTGGGGTCCGCAAGCAGTCGCGCTGCCTCTTTCGGGTCCAGCAACGCGTTCCCTAGCTTTTCCTGAATCTGCTTGTTCGCCGTGCCATAGGGCAATTGCAGCAGACGCCCGAGCGCTGCCGTGGCTGGAGTAGAGCCGCCAATTTGCTTGCCAAGTGCGCCGGTAAGCAACTGGTTTTGTGCCAGGTTCTGCAGGGTGTTAGATCCCACGGCCCGCCCGGTGGTGTTGGCAATTTGCCCCGCATTCAGGTCGGCGGCAACACGGCGCAGCAAATCCAACTGCTTAGGGTCCAGCAGCTTGGCGAGTTCATCGCCTTCATTTTTCAGGATGTTGTTGAGCTTTGCCCCCGACACGATCAAACCGCCCTGCGCATCCACGCTACCCGTTTGCACGGACTTCATGATCTTGTCCAGCCGCTCCATCTGGTTGATGGGTATGCTTTCCGTTGCGTAGGTGCGCAGGTAATCCGCCCAGGAAGAACGCGGGCCGCTGGTGGCTGTCGGGATGCTGTTCCTGCTCAGGTTGACGCCTCCTGGCATCAATGCCGTGCCTGTCGATGGCATGCGCTTGCTAGCTTGGTCGATTGCGTCATCAATGATGCCTTTGACGCCCGTAAGCTGCCCCGCCGCATAGCGCAGGTTGCCAGCCTCGCCCTGCAGCTTGCCGCCCAACACATCGTTGATGTCCTTGCGGATGGCATACAGCGCCCGCGAGTCGATGGCGCCATCTTTGGAGAATTGCGCGATTCTGGCGCGGAATTCTCCAAGCGCCTGCTGAGACAGTTTGCCAGCGTTGTCGGGCGCCGCGATCAGGCGGTCAATGGAGGCCAGCACATCGTCGGTTGGCACCTTCCCCGCTGAATTCAGCACCGATTCACGCATGGGGCCTGTCACGCTGTCGCGTGCTGCCTTTGCAATGTCGAGCTTCCCAGTATTGCCCGCCATGGACTCCAGCGCCGTTGTGCGCGCCTGGTTCTGTGCCGTCTGCCGTGCCGCCAGTTCAGCGGCGAAGCGTGGGTCGGCGTTCTGCATGGCCCGGCTCAGTGCCGCAAGGCCGTCGTCTCCTGCTGCCATGGCGGTGGTCGGCATCGATCCGGGGACTACCGGGCCGGACTGCATGAGGTTGGCCAGGGCATTTTTTGGATTGGCAGAAAATTCGCGCAGCGCATTTCCGGCGATCTTTTCCTGACCGCTGGAAAAGAATGGTCGCACCGCAGAACCCAGCGCGTTGGCACCAATGCCTACAGCCTTCATGGCTGGGGGCAAAGCAGCACCGACGATTGCGCCCGTGCCTGCCGAATCGGTGTCAATGAGGCCCGCCGTCACGCCGCCATTGATGGCGCCCCCGGCCATGCGCAGGACCATGTTGGCCGCTGCAGGAGCAAGCCCTGGCGCAACCGTGGCGCCCGTGCCCATGCCGCCCGTGGCGATGGCTGTGCCAAGCCGGGTAGCGCCCGCTGCCTTGGCCGCGCCACCGAGCAAGCCGCCCACCGGTAGCGTGGCGATGATCTCCCCGCCCAGCTCGCCCGCTCCCGTGGTGATAGGGTTCGCCGCCTTGTATGGCGCGACTTCTCCGGCCAGCTTGGCGCGGCCCTGCGCGGCATCGGTGACCAGCCAATTGCCTGCATGATCCGCCCCGACCGCTCCCAGCGCCTTGCCGACATAGTGCTGCGCGCCCATGGCGACACGTCCAACGCCAGACCCAATGCCCGCCGCTGCGCTGGTCAGCAACCCTGGCTGTTCGGCAGGCGCGGCATCCACGATGGGGTCGTTGTCCCATGGATTGCCGCCGCCCGACTGAGCCGCCTGCGCAGACGGGATGACGGCCCCAGCAGCGGCATTCAGACCGCGCACAACAGGGTTGGAAGCTGTACCTGCAATGCGCGTGGCCTGGGCAATCTTTTCCGTGTAGCGCGGGTCTTCTGCGTAGCCTTTAAGTCCTGCGGCAAACTTGGCCGGATCAGCTCCAGCGTTCTGCGCTCCAGGGTATTTGCGCTGGATCAGGCTGACGTAATCCGCAGCGAATTCTTCGGGCGTGGCATAGGCCCGGTACTTGTCTTTGCTGCCCGTCATGTTGTCGGTTGCGGCAACACCCGAGCCAGAAAAGTCCTTGATGTTGCCCAGGTTGTTCGTGCCGGGAACGATGGATTTACCCCAGCCCGTTTCCAGGCCCCATTGGCCGATGATGACGCTGGGATCAATGCCCAGCGCCTTGCCTGCTGCATTGGCCGCTGCGCCGTACACCTGAGCGAATTCAGCCGGGGTCGTGGTCTTGCCGCCGACCACCGGGTCATTGTCCCAAGGATTCGCTGCCATTATGGTTTCTTCCTCTGCTTGCCGTCTGGCGTGGTGTAGATCGCGCCCGATGGCACGGCGGCGTAACTGGCGGCGTCGGTGACGGCGATGGGCTTGCCGGTGGTGGCTGGAGTGTCCGCGGCGGCAGGCTGCAGTGAGTTCCGGTGCTTTTCGGGGACTTCGTGCAAAATCCCATTGATCGCCAGTTGCCGGTTCTTGGCCTTTTGCTCCATCACCGACTTGCTGTCTCCGATCTGCGGGAAATACTGCTTGTCGGCATTGCTGTATTCCCCTTCGGAGATGGCCGCTCCAGACTCGCGGCGCAGCACGGCAGACATGAAATCCCGCTTCGCCTGGTCCAGCATCTGCCTGTTGCCCGACGACATGGCCGTGATAACGCCGCCGATCAGTGGGGCGCGCGAACCCGGCGTGGAGGTGTTGGTGCCCTCTGCGGCCAGGGTGTTGAGCACCTGATCTGCTTCCCGCATGCGCGAGCCAAACAGCAGCGCCTTGCTCTGGCCTTCGGTCAGCGCCTTCTCCGGGATGGATTCGCGCTTGAGCCGGTTTTCCTCGACTCGTGCGGCATTCAGTTCGCGGGTTCGTGCGTCCGTCATGTCCTGCCCGCGCATAGTGATCTGCTGCCCATTGGCCGCAGTCCGAGCCTGCAGCACCGCATTCGCATCGGGCGTGTCATAGCCCTTTTGCTTCCAGTATTGCTCTAACTGTTCTTTGACGGTCAAGCCTTCCTTGAGCTTTTGCGCGACGAATGCCGGGTCGTAGTTGGGTTGCATGCGCGACACATCCAGGCCATGCGCCTGCGCCGTGGCGCGGGCCGCGTCATAGCTTGCCTGGTCGGTCACGCCGCCCAGCAACTGCGCACCCAGCGACAGCTTTGTCATGGTGTTGCTAAGTTGCTCTTTCTCGGCGGCGGCCTTGTCTTTGGCTGCGGCCTGCATTTGCTTGGTGTAGTCAAGCGCCTGCTTGCCGTAGCCCTGGCTTGCTAGCCCTGTAGATACATCAGCACCCGACTTGCCGCGCGCGAGCAACTGCGCCAAGGCATTGTCAGCAGCGACACCGCGCTGGCGCTCCTGCATCTGCATCTCGCCCATCTGGCCTTGCTGCTGCAACTGCTTGAGCTGCATGGCCTGCGCTAGTGCATTCATGGGCGATTCGATTTGCATGGGCTTGACGCCCATGGCAATACTAGAGTCGATCATTGCCATTGCTTACCACCCGTTCGAGGAAATGAAGTCGCCCATGGGGTCAGACCCGCCCGTGTAGCCGGTGGCGCCGCTGTAGCCCGCAGTTGGGAACATGCGGTTCATCATGTTGCTCTGCTGGTATGCATTCAGACCCTGCCCGATTGCGCCTGTCCATGCATTCGCCTGCCCAACATAGCCAGAGGCCCGCGCATTGCCTGCGCCAATCTGCGATGCGCTGATGTTGTTAGCCATGTTCTGCCCTGCGGCGCTTATCTGATTTGTGGCCTGCTGCCCCGCACCTGACAGACCAGCTAGCTTGTTGTATTGCGCGTTCTGGTCGTTATTGAAGCGGTTGTAAGACTCGTTGGCCTTGGTGCTTCCGTAGTCATTTCCGAAGCGCGTAAGGGCTTTCAGCGTGGCACCTGACAGCATCGAGCCACCCGCCGCAGCCTGCCGGTTGATGCCCTTGGTGCCCTCGTTCAGCCCGAACTGCAGGCCGCTCTGATACACCGGATCAGCGTTCAGGTCTGCCGTGGTGAATCTGCGCCCGAACTGGCCGCTGTTCATGAGGTCGGCCAGCCGGTTGTTGGCCGCTAACCCAGTCTCACGGAACGGCGCATTGTCTGCGCGCGTCGTGTCGTACATGTAGCGCTGGGTGGCGTCCGATTGCGATGCGGCGGCTGTTTGTGCGCCGGCAGCGTCGTCAGACGCATCAGATCCAAAAATTCCCCCAATCAGAGGCCCAGCAATCCCCCCCACAATCGAGCCGATATCGTACAGTCGGCCGCCGGGGCGGTTGTGGTCAATGAATCCGCTGCTGATGTATTCGCTCGCGGTGGGGTCAAAGTCGCGCATGGTTCAGCCTTTCAGCCCGATAATGGATGTTGTCGCCCTCATCTGTGGTAGCCACAAACCCCAGGCGGGTGACAAAGCGATGCCCGGCCGTATTGGCCTTGCGCACTTTGGTGACGATGTGGCCGTACTGGATAAACAATGGCGTTGTCAGCCGCTCAAGGTCTTGACGTGTCAGCCAGTGGCCTTTTGCAGATTCGAGCCTGTAGCAGTGAATCTCATTGAGAAGCACGCAAAAAAACCCGACCTGTTCCCCACCCCGATAAACAGGGTGCTCGGCCCACCCTTCAGGAATTGGAGCCATCATGGGACGGTGATATACCCGGATGCCACAAGCGTCAATGCCGTGGCCGCATCGCTTAGGGCTTGAAGGGTGCCGCCCGCCGCCAGAGTCTGCCCGATGGCCCCGCCGATGTTGAAAGTCTCGCCAGGTGCAACAACGCGGCCCGAACAGACGACATTGCTCACACCCGGCGCGCCTGCGGCAGGCACCAGATAGACCGTCACGGTCTGCGGCGTGGCTGTGGTGTTGGTCACACTTGCCGCGCTGATCGTTGTCAGGCTGTTGGCCGGTGCCGTGTAGTAAACCGCCGCAGCGGCAGTCAGTTGCGCGCCATCAACAAGGCGCTTCGGTAGTCTTTGCATGTGAGTTACCTCGGAATGAATGTGATGGCCGGTGCGGCGGAATAGGTCACGCGGATGGCATCGCCCAGCAGAATCGGCAGCATGGAAGTGAGCAGGCCCACATCGGTGAACACAGTGCGCCGCCCATATTCCTGTTTGCTAACGGTGCCGCCAGTGACGATGAAAAACCCGTCGCGCTGTGCGCGGTAGGTGAATGGCGAAGCAGTCACGGTGACTGCCTCGGGGGCGGTCATGGCGCGGTCTGGTATCGGCTGCATGACCATTTCGTCCAGCTGAGCCGCGCTCTCTGGCTGCTGCGTCATTTCGCTCATGGCCTGCGCATCGGCCTGGCCGAACGTGTCGCCGGTGATGTCTCCGCCTGCGCCCTGCTGCGCCTCAGTGCTGCTGAAATCGTTGCTGACGAAGGTGTCGCCGCCAGAATTGCCCAGGATTCCGCCCGTGCGGTTGAGAATCTCCGACAGGGACCGGTACGCCTCTGGCGTCAGGGTCCCATCGTCCAGGTTTACGAATGGGATGCGTGAGGACAGGTTGACGGCGGTCATGCGCTTCCTGCCTCGCCTTCCACCACGGCCCCCAGAATGGCGAACTTCACCGGGTCGGACATGGACAGTTCCCACACGCGATTGCGTCCGCTTCCCAGCCGGTTGAACCGTGCGCGTGCGCCGTACTCACCCACCTTGCCAGCGCTGGCAGTCTTTTCATTGCTCCAGGTGTGGCCGCCGTCATTGGAGTAGCGCAGCATGAGCTTCGGGTCTGACCCCTGCCCGGTGACAAGGCCCACGCCGGTTTCCATGTCCACTTGCAGCGAGCTATAGAACAACCGGTTTTGCAGCCCTTCGGCGGTCGCCGTGGCCCGGATGCGCTTGATCGGCCCGCCGTCATCGGTGAAGACGTCCAGATCCAGCGCATAGACCGCGCCGCTCTCATAGTCGCCCACCAGGTGCGCACCGTTGAAAAACACGCTGCAGTTGGCCCGCCAGCGGCTCAGAACGCCCGTTGCCGGGTTCATCCATGCGCGTTCATGCCATGTCTGCGTGGATGCGTCATAGACCCAGGTCTTTTGCGATGTCGGGAAGGTCAGCGCATAGAAGATGTGGCCCTCTTGCTGGTAGGTGAACGCGAAGGCGTCGCTAATCACATAGCCTGCCAATGCATGTTCCAAGGCGTGCGTGCTGATGCGGGTCGGCGTGTAGCCTGCGGCCCGCCACACGATGCCGCTGCCCTTGTCGTCTGCACCCAGCCAAAAGACGGTGTTGTCTGCTTTGCAGATCGTGCCCGCCGCCGCGCAGCCGTGTTCGATGAAGGTATTGCCAGAGCGCTGAAACGGGAAGTCAGACGACCCGGTGTTTACCCACACCTCTGCCGTCAGTTCACCAAATAGCCACAGCTCGCGGTGGTCAGAGATCAGGCCAATTGTGTTGTCGGGCGATCCCTCGGCACTGGCGAAGTCGAGCGCGTCCCACACGGCACCGTCATACGGCGTCTGGTTGATCCAGAACGATTGCGAGCCTGGCTGGCCGGTGACGATGAAATATCCATCCTGATAGGTGGCCCGCTTGACGCCTGCCGGGAAGCCCTCTGAATCGATGCGCTTCAGCGTAGATGTCGATGTGTCGATGATCCACCCACCGGATCCGTCCACAATCAGTACCTGCTGTCCGTTGGAACACATGCCCACCTCGCCCGTGCTGGTCCCGATGGTGCCCAGCGCGACGATGGCGTAATTGGCATCCACGCGGTAAACCGTGTTTCCAGCCACCCACCAGCTAAAAGCCCCCTCTTTCCATGCAGCGCGCACCGGACCTTTGGGCAGGGTGAACTTGCGCACCGTGCCCGGCGTTCCATACAGGGCTACCGGGGCGCGTGGGCTCGCGTTGTCCAGCTCAAGGTAGCAATTTACGCTTTTCTGCGCATCTGCATTCAGTGAGCGGGCAGAGTAAGCGGGGCCGACGAATGGGAGTTTTGTTTTCACTTGCTTATATACCCACGACTATGTAAAATGTAGTTTTGCAAGGAACATCCATGGAAATATGGCTCCCAGTTACCGGCTTTGAAGGGATATACGATGTCTCCAATCTCGGGGCTGTCCGTAGGATCAAGCCGTACAAGTTAGGCAAGTTTGTCAATCAGCCGCTTCCTAGAATATTGACTGGTGGCAACAATGGGAGAGGGTACAAAACCGTGCTCCTTAGCGACTCTGATACAAGACGATCTAAGACATACAAAATTCACCAATTAGTTGCCAATGCATTCCTTGGCCCTAGGCCAGAAAAGCAAGAAATCAACCACATAAATAGAGTCAGATCAGATAACAGGCTCTGTAATCTTGAATACGTCAGCCATCAGCGAAACATGAAACATTGCTACGAATTCAAAGAAAGGCAAGATACGTGCCCGCGCGGAACAAAACACCACAATGCGCGGATCACTGAACAAATTGCTAGAGATATAAAACAAAGACTGAAATCTGGTGAAATCATGCGGAATATGGCCGAGCAATATGGCGTATCAATAGCTGCCATTCACATGATAAAAACTGGCAAAACTTGGGCGAGAGCCTAAGTTCCTGAAAAAATGTTGAATCGGGCGTTCTGAACACCACTATCGAGCAGTGGCACGTCCACATTCGTGCGGCGGATGGCGCGGCGGGCATTGGCGGCAATACGCATCACCGACATGGGCACCTCCTTGATGCCGGGAGCCAGTTCCTCGGCCAGCGAATACTGCAGCGCCTTGGCGTATCCTGGCGCCAGTGTGTAATCGGTTGCCAGGTTGGCGAAGGCGGTCAACTGCGTCTGCACGGCAAGGTGGAACTCCACCCCTGCCACGGGCGCAGGGTAGAAGAACAGGTTTGCCGTTGGCATGTTGCCGTCGTAATAGATGTACTGCGGGAAGGTCGAGCTAACCGTCTTGAGCGAGATACTGGCGTAGGTCTCGCGGTCAATCTCCTTGACCTCATAGTCCACGCCGTTCAAGCGCGTGAATGAGCCGTCCTCGATGCGCACCGGGCGCGGCGTGTCAAATATCATGCCTGGCCCGACAGTGGCAGAAACGCCGTTGACGGTCGCTACAACAGCGCCCTTAGAAACGATGTACATGCTTTGCGTCTGCCAGCCATCCAGCATCGCGTTCAGCGCTTCCAGGCCATAGTTCGCATCATCCGAACTCAGCACCTCGCCCGCCGCCTTGTAGCCCAGCAGCGAGTAGGCGCGGTCAATGATCTGGAGCGCAGTCGTCATTTATTCGGCCTTTGGTTTGCGTTTGGTCTTGGCTTTTTCCTGAGACTCGCCAGCGCTTGAAAACCCATCCTGGCGCGCCTCGGCTTCTTCTTGCGGGTCAAGCACCACGCAGAACTCGGCATCGACCACGCCGCCCCGATAGAGGCATTTGGGGAATTCTTGGAACATGTGGAATCTCAGGAAAAAGCCCCCGGCGAACCGGGAGCGATTGGGCTTAGTTGCTCAGGATGCGGGCCGCAAGCTGGGCGCGCAGGGTCTTGTAGCCATAAAGCACATCGATACGGCAAGGCAGTGTGTCGCTGGCAATCGCGTACTGACGCACGATGCGCATGGACAGGCCGTCGAACACCTCGCGGGCAGCGAAGTCCACACCCTGCGGCATCACCAGATCGGCGGTGGCGAAGGTGAAGGCGTCCTTGTGGAACGCCAGCGATGGCTTGTACACCTGCGATGCGCCGCCCAGCTTGGTCAATGCCGCGCCGTTTGGCATGCCGCCCGCCGTCACGTTCTGCATGCCGCCAGTGGTGTAGATGGCAGGCGAGAACGACAGCGAACCAGCGCCACCCGCGTAGTCTGCGGTCACCACGAACTGCTGCAGCGCGCCGGTGTCGGCCTTGGTTTCTGGATGCACGCGGTTGCAACCCACCACGGTGAACACATCGCCCTTCTTGAAGGTGGTCGTACCCGCGGCGACGGTCACGGCAGATGCGCCGTTGACAGTCACAGCACCATTCACGGTGTAGGTCGTGACGCTGGCAGCGGTGCCGGTGGCCTGCGAAGCCAGCAGCGTGTTTTCGTAGATGGTGCCGAAACCTGCGGTGCGGCCCACCAGACCTTCGCGGTACTGCTTGGCAATCTCGCTGGAGTCTTGGAACAAGCCCTTCAAGCCGTCAACCATGTCCAAGTTGTCTTGGGTGTTCAAGAGCAGCGTTCGGTCATTGCCGGGTGCCAGGTTGTCAACCAGCATCTTTCGAGCTGCCAATGCCTTGTTGAAGGTGATGGCGGCGCCGATGTTGCCGACGCTGTTGTAAACGTCCAGCGCCATGTTCAGCGCATCGGCCTCCATGTTCGCGGCCAGCACCGACATGGCGGGTTCCAGAATGCGGCTAGAGAAGTCGTCCAGGCTCAGGGTCAGCTCGTTGGAGCTGAAAGTGATGTCCACGCCCTTTTGCGTGGCAACCTGCAGCGTGGTGCTGGTTTCGGTCGTGTCCTGCGTGGACAGGGGCGCGCCGGTTCGAACGGTGTACTGATTGGGCAGGCGGATTTTCAGCGAGTCGCCGATCTTCGCGCCGGTCTTGGCGAAAGAGTCGTCATCTTTTTATGTTCAGTAAGTGACGCAACGCACTTACCCGCCTTAAGGCAGCTAACGGTTTCCCGTTAGAACAGACTATCTCTTCACAAACATGTTTTCCAGATTCGACCTGATCGAATCATCGTCACCAAAGACTGGCTAACTCCGAATAGAGCGCCAATCTCTTTGTGCGTTCCAACTGCCGAACGTATTGCGCGTACTTGGTCAGACGCAAGTTTCGCATGAGGGTTTTTTACCCCGTGCGCCTGCCTGCCCTTATCAACCATATCAGCCATGTTTAGGTCAAATGTACCTAGTGACAAATGGTCTGGATTGACGCACTTCCGGTTATCGCATGAGTGCATCACGAAAGCCTCTTTTGGGAAAGGCCCGTGAGCAATTTCATACGCAACCCGATGTGCATACGCTGTTTTGCCATTCAAGTGAAATTGACCATAGCCGTTAGGCATCAGGCATCCACTCCATTCATGGCATCCCGAAGGTTTCCTTTCAACCTTCTATAAAAATCGTTCGCTTGTTGGTCGCTTGGTTCGCATGTTTGGCCCCGCATTTCCCCTCGCTTGAGGGTACGCCTTACGGCTAGTCGTTGAACCTTCATCATACCATTATTAATGGCTAAGATGCTTGGATGCTGATTGCCCAATCACTACTATTTTCAAACTGTCACGCTCGCCGTTTCCAGCCACGTTGTAGTTAGTAATGCTTAAGGGGTTTCCAGCAGTTAACGGGGTTTAAAGTCAGCTAGACGTTATGTTTACTGACGGTTGATCGAGCCGATGAAGTTCAGCTTTTGGTGCAGGATTTGCAGGCCCTTGCGGGTGATCTGCACCGGGGTAAGGATAGAATTGGGCATTGTGCGCTTTCGTATAAAATATAAGAATGACTAACCCCAAGCCTTGTAACCAGGAAACTGCTATGAAATCAATCACAGTCGATGGCGTAACCTTTCGGTTCTTAGACCACCTTTATGCTGTTTCACGCAATGGACTCGTTCTTAGAAAACTTGAGCCATACGAGCCACCAGTACGCCCGGATGGGTACGTATCTGTTGGCCGGCAAAGGCTTTTGCACAGGATGGTTGCGATGTGCTGGTGCGATAAGCCGGAAGGCGCTCAACACGTTCACCACCGGAACCACAACAAACAGGACAACCGGGCCTCAAACCTTGAATGGGTTACGCCTAAGGAGCACTTAAACAAGTACCACGATGACGTGAGCCGAGGTCATTCAATGTCTGAAGCCGGGAAGCAGAAACTAAGAGAGTTCCGCACCGGAAAAATAACCAGCGAAGAAACCAAACAAAAACAGCGAGAGGCTTCCATCCGTCTTGGATGCAAACCGCCGCCGCCTCGATCCGGCGTCAAACTTAGCCCTGAGGTTGTCGCCAAGATGCGCGCCAACCATTCCAAAAATGTGCAATGCGAAGTATTCGGAATCGTTTATCGGTCGTTTACGGAGGCTGCTTTAGCCCTCGGAGAACGACCGCTTTCGCTTCGCAAACGATGCCTGTCTAAAAACTTTCCTGATTACAAGACTCGGGAGTGAGTCGGGGGCGGGTGGATTTACCGGGTTCGCAGTCGGGCCTGTTCCTTGCGCATCCATGTGTCGATGTCGTCGCTGTCGCTGGGGAGCGATGAGGACGACGCCTTGCCACGGACACCCACAGGGCTGATCGGCTCGGGTGCTTTGCTCGGTGTTGCTTTGGGTCGTGCGGCCAGCTCGCTTTCGATGCGGGTCAGCTCGCGCGCGGCCTTGATGGGGGACAGCGCTGCAATCTCTGCGGCCTTGCTCGGGTTCTTGCCAAGAAAATAGGCAACGTCAGCGCCCAGATCGGACTCAGAAATGAACTCGGCCATTTCCTCATTGATCCGCAGCGATGGGTTCCCAACTACCACCTGAAAGTCGGCATAGCGCTCGGCGGCTTTCTCGGCCTTCTCGATGAAGCTTTCGCTGCGTCGTTCGGCTTCCTGTGCCCGGTTGCGCTCGGCCAGCTTTTCAGCGGCTTTCTTCTCGGCCAGATGCTCGATCTGGGCCTGCAAATACGCGTCGTCATCCCTGAATTCGTCGCGCTTGGGTTCAATCTCACGGGCCTTTGCCTCAGCCTGCTCACGCAACTGCTGCTCAACCCGGCGATGCACCCGGCGCTCTTCCTTCAAGAGCCGCTTTTGAACCATGGCATCGACTTCCGCTTGCGTGAAGGTCTTGGCCGGTTCGTCCTGCTTTTTGTCATCCACTCCCCCGCCAGGCGCAGTACCTTCGGGCGTGTTCAGCTCTGGTTTAGCGTCATCAGATAAGACGGGCGCGGACAAGTCCGCATCTTCAACTTGCGTTTCAATGGTCATCATGCAAAAGCCTTGCGGCTCGACCCCGTTGTGCCGAACGGGTACGGTTTGGCGTTAAGCCGGTGATGGTTCAGGCGTAAAAAAAGCGCCTTGTTCGGTCGCTTGTTCTGTGGGTGGCTGAATCTCTGGCGGATCTGGCTCGCCAGGCTCTTCCGGTTGCGGTCCGGTAGCAATATCTGGCGTTGTGGCG